TGATAGTGCTAAGATAAAGACTATGCGTGTTCGTTCTGGTTTAGCCAGACACTTCATTACAAAGAACAAGACAATCCGTGCTACGAAAGTTATGAACTCAAACATGGAGATTCCTATGGGAACCGTAGTGGTTTGGCGTAGGGGAACAACAATGTTTGGTCATGTTGGGTTTACTGATAGATGGAAAGGAAGCAGTGGAACTACCATTGAAGGTAATACATCTTCCGGTAAAAGCGGTAGAGAATGGGATGGTGGGGGAGTATGGTATCGAAAGAGAACAATCAATCCATACAACCATTTCCGAATAACAGACTTTGCTCTGTTAGACCAACGATAAAATAAAGGTGAGTTTATACTCACCTTTTTTATTTTTGCTTGTTTATTACCGAAAGTTTTTGTATATTTGTTGGAACAAAAATAAACATGGAGATTATTATGCATTCAACTAACGAACAAATCAAACCACCAATCAAAGTAAAGACCGAAGAAGAAATTCGTATGGAGAAGAAACATCAACTGATGAATCTGATTATGGAACTTTCGGGTGAAATAAATCGTTTGGATGATACACTTGATAAAATTAGGACAATCGTTTACAATTTATGAGTTACCCCATATTTATATTAACAATGTTTTAGTGTTATGAGTTAGTATGTTATGAATAGAAAAAAGGGTAGACCACCGTTGATATTAACGGAAGCACAAATCCGTTACGCAATGCAAAACAGTTTCGGTAATAAAGATGCTTCAAGGTTTCTTAAAGTTGATTATAGAACATATAAGAAATGGGCAAAGGAACATATCGACAGTGAAACTGGTAAGACTTTGTTTGAACTACATTCAAAGATTGGTATTCCACTCACAAGAGAAAAGAAAGATGACAAGTGGAATGGTAAATCATTTGATTGTAACAAAGGTTACAAAGAAAGGTTAGAGGATATTCTTGACGGAAAGTATCCTGGTTATGATTCGAGAAAGTTACGAAAAAGATTATTACTATCAGGATGGATTCCGTGTGTATGTGCGGCGTGTGGTTGGGATGAACCAAGAATGACTGATGGTAACTATCCCTTATTGATAGACTTCATAGATAACAACTGGCGAAATACTCGATTGGAGAATCTTCGTCTGTTGTGTTTTAATTGTTACTTCAATCTGGTAAGGACACCATCAACATCATATCAAGGATGGACATACGGTACAGTATCAAAGACACCTTGGTATGGCGAGAAACGTCCACGAGACGGCAGATACCGTAGACGATTAGAAGAACGAATCAAGCAACAAGAACAAAAGAAAAAAGAAGAACAAGAAAAGTTTTTCGATTGGGATGAAACTCCTGATCAAGAATAGTGGTTATAGTTTTTAACAATTTACATTTATTTAATTGGAGGTTTATATGCAAATGGGTGGATTTGAAGAAATCATTCCATTGGAAGATCGAGTAATAATTCGACCTTCGGAAGAAGAAGAAGTGACCAGTTCGGGTATTATTATTCCAGAATCAGTTGCAGAAGGAGCAGTGCGAGGTGTTGTGTTGGCTGTTGGACCTGGTAAGTATTCTGAACAAGGTACTATTATACCAATCACAGTTAAGGTTGGTGATGAAGTTTTATATGGGACAAAATACTTTGGAACAGAATGTATTTTGGATGGTGAGAAAGTTTTAATCATCCCACACACAAACATATTTGCAATCCTTAAACGTAAAGTTCAAGAATAAATTATTAACATTTGGAGGTTATAGAAAATGTCAAGTAAAAACATATCTTTTGATATTGATGCGAGGTCTGCACTAAAAAGTGGTGTAGATAAACTTGCTAATGCTGTTAAGGTTACACTTGGACCAAAAGGAAGAAATGTAATTATAGAACAAGAGTACGGTATTCCTTTGGTAACAAAAGACGGAGTAACTGTTGCACAAGAAATTAAGTTGAAAGACAGAATAGAAAATCTTGGTGCACAAATGGTGAGAGAGGTTGCATCAAAAACAAATGATGTTGCAGGTGATGGTACAACAACCGCTACTGTTTTGGCACAGGCAATTTTCAGAGAGGGTTACAAGAATGTTACCGCAGGAGCAAACCCTATGGATTTGAAAAAGGGAATTGACTTGGCGGTAAAAGAGATAACTTCTAAATTGAAAACCATTAGTAAAAATGTAGATGGTAAAAACGATATTGCCCATGTTGGAACAATCTCCGCAAACAACGATGATTCTATTGGTGAACTGATTGCAGATGCAATGGACAAGGTAGGAAAGGATGGTGTCATTACCGTTGAAGATGCCAATGGTATTGAAACGTCTGTTGATGTTGTAGAGGGTATGCAGATTGCCAGAGGATTCCTTTCACCGTATTTTGTGACAAACCAAGATACAATGGAATGTATATTGGAAAACCCATACATTCTTATTTGTGGTAAAGACGTTTCGAGTATCAGAGATATACTTCCAGTTCTCGAACAAACTGCACAAGCCGGTAAAAGTCTTTTGATTGTTGCTGAGGAAGTTCAAGGTGAGGCACTCGCTGCACTTGTGGTAAACAAATTGAGAGGAACATTGAAGGTTGCTGCAATCCGTGCCCCAAGTTTTGGTGATAGAAAGAAAGAGGTATTGGAAGATATTGCGATTCTAACTGGCGGTAAAGTTGTTGGTGAAGAACATAATATCAAAATGGAAAACATAAAGGTTGAACATCTTGGAACTGCAAAGAAAGTTGTAGTTGAAAAAGAGAACACTGTTATAGTAGAAGGTGGTGGAGATACTGATGCGATTAAGGGTAGAATTTCTGATATTAAATCTCGTATCAAGATTACCGATGTGAACTATGACAAGGAGTTTCTACAAGAAAGACTTGCTAAGTTATCAGGTGGTGTTGCAGTTGTTAAGATTGGTGCAGCAACGGAAATAGAAATGAAAGAAAAGAAAGCACGAATCGAAGATGCACTTCATGCTACACGAGCAGCAGTACAAGAAGGTATTGTTCCAGGCGGTGGAGTTGCTTACATAAAGGCACTTAAAATAATGGAACCAATACAGACAGACAATGAAGACCAGGCAACCGGTGTTTCTATTGTTAAGAAGGCGGTAGAAGAACCTATCAAACAGATTCTATTGAACGCGGGTCTTGAGGCATCCGTAATCATCAATGATATAAAAAGACATCACGAATCCAATGATGGAGAGACAGATGCATATGGATATAATGCACGGACAGAACAATTCCAAGACCTATTGGAAGCCGGTGTAGTTGATCCAACAAAAGTTGCTAGAGTTGCATTACAAAATGCAGCATCTGTTGCTGCTCTGTTGATAACAACAGAAGCTACTATCACACAGAACGATGATGACGATAGGGACAAACTAACCCCAAATCATCAAGAAATGATGTATTGATGGATTAAAAATCCCACTCATTTTTGGGTGGGATTTTTTATATTACATATTTATAGTTATATTTATTATTTTATCAAGTTTATGTTTGTATTATGGCAATACCATCTTTAGCATCGTTGATTAAACGTAGAGACTTATCAGGTGTAGTTAGTGACACCATTTCTTATTTAGCATTACAACCTGCTAAACGAGTCTTGTTCATAACAACATCAACAAGATACCCATTCAATACGGAGTATTCTGCAGGTGGTGTTGAATTAGAACTACCAAAATCAACTGAACTTGCATTGTTCATCAAAGAACAGATACCTAATAAATCAGAATGGATTGATATACCACAATTAAAAATATACCCATGTGAAGGCAATGTCTCACATAAAACAGGAAACACTTGTGGTGTTATGGATTCTGTATTAAAAGATAAGAAGAAGAATCCAACTGGAAATCATAGATGTTGGGCATCAGTAAACGATAAAGAAGATGAACTGTGGATGGTAAGTAAAGAACTATTCAAATCAGATATAGTTCTTTTCTTTTCATCTATCCGTTGGGGACAGGCAAATTCAGAATATCAAAAGTTGATTGAAAGATTGACATGGTTGGAAAACAGACATAGTACATTAGGTGAAGATAATCTACTGGCAGATAAACAAGCCGGGTTTATTTGTATAGGACAAAATTGGAATGGTGCAAATGTAACAAAAATACAGAAAGATGTTTTGTCTTTCTATGGATTCAATACACCTGATAACCTATTTTGGAACTGGCAATATACAACAAACCCAACAGACGAATCACAAGAATCTTATGAAAAATCAGATAAACAGTTTCATTTAGATTTAGGAATACCATATATTGATCCGGAAAAATATGATTAAATTAAAAGACATATTAGAAGAAGCATTTGGTTTGGGGTTTAATATAAACACACCAGTATCAAATGTAATAAAATTAGGCAGGTCTCCATCTGGTAATATCTTTCTGAACTTTACAGAGAATGGTATACGAGAAGGTAGGTCTCCATCTGGTGATATTCTTTTGAATATAGACCGTGATAAAATACGATTGGGTAGGTCTCCATCAGGAAGAATTATTGCTAGATTCGTGAATCCATTTGTCAGACTTGGTGAAAGTACGACTGGAAAAGTAATAGCAAATATAGATTCTTCAAACAGAGTTAGAGAAGGACGTTCACCATCCGGAGATATACTTGCAACTGTTATCGTTGGTAAGATGGAAAAAACTAATCCTAAAATGGCAGGTGCGGCTGCCGCTGTTTATTTATACACTAAAAATATGATAAGGATGATAGAATGATTACACTTAAAAAACTATTGGAAACACTAACCGAAGATACTAAAGCATCACAAGAACGCCGTAAAAGATTTCGTATGGTAAACGAAGGTGGTGAGATTAGTTTTGAATTAGATGCAAAAGAATTTGCAGACTTGAATAATGTTGCAAAGAAATTCGGTGCAGACTTAAAACCACTTGTAGATATGGAACTACAAGAAAAGGAAAAGCCAGAATATCTCAAAATGACATCAGCAGAATTAGAAGAAGGTGGGTATGTTGTTAAGATTGATAAATCTATATTCGATGGTCTTGACGAAATAATGGACTTAGGAATGCAAGCTAAAAAATGGTATGAGGATATGAATACAAAAATTCTTTCAGCCATGAATGAATCAGATGGATGTTTGTTTCTAATTCTACTTGGGATATTCGCATCTTTCTCCAGACTATCTGATAACTTCAAACTCGCATCTCAAGTTTATACTGGTATAAAGAAAGACCTTTCTGATCCAAAAACAGAAGCACAATTACTGAGAATGATAGAAATGTCAAGTACAGAATTGTATAAGAGTATAAAAGAACGTGGTGAGTTTAAGAACTTGGCAACAGTACAAGGTATGATTAAAGGTAACAAGAGTCTTCCAACAGTTCTACCGAACATACTAAGAACATTGAAACTATACAAGAGTAAAAATTATACATTCCAAAAACAAGATGTTGCAAAAGAGATTGGTAAACACATCAAACCAACAACTGGTGAATTGATGGACACAAAAGTTATATCATCTGAAAAGATACTTGCATTCTGTTTGAATCTAATCGATCCAACATATAAGACAGAAAGTGGTTGGATGCCAGTTACAATGGATATTTGGATGGCAACATTTTTCTATCCAGAACTATCAACAAAAGAAAAGAGAAAACTACTTGCAAAGAATGCAAACTATGTTTACTTGGCAAAACTAACACATGAACTTGCAGCCAAATATAACATGGAACCATTGGAAATGCAGGCAATCATTTGGGTAGGTAAGATTAGAAAAGTAAAGGGTGACAATTATCTATCAACATTTGACCAAGCGATAGAACACAACCTCAATAAGTTTCAGATAAAGATAGAAGAACTAAAAGAATCTGGTAAAGTGTTTGAAGAAATAATAAGTCTAATCGGAAATAAGGCATTCAGTTAAAAAAGAAACCCCATGAATTTCATGGGGTTTTTTATTAGAAGATGTCTTGTTTCAAATCATTTGTTATCAGATTAAGAAATTCAACGCCCTTTATAGTTAATGAACAATCGCTAAATCTTATTCTATTCTTTATACTTGTTACAATATCATAATCATACTTTCTCTTATCCTTTATCTTATGCAATTTTAGTAATACCCAATCTACCTTTTCCAAAACATCTTCTTTTTGTTCTTGTGTTTTATACGAAGAATTTTCCGTATATCCCAATTCAGATATATCATCTATTTCTAAACTTGCCCAAAACGAATCTAACATTATACTTACCCTACAAATGCCCGTGTAACAAAACTTCCATCGGCTGTACTATCAGCTTCTACTGCAAATGTAAAGTCTGAACCACTGTTACATTTGAATGCAATTACATTGTATGTGAAATCAGAATCCTTTGGTTTTGAACCCGTTGTTCCTTTGTAATCTGAGAGACAATAAATTGTTATCGCATAATATGTAGATACTTCACCAGTCTTGCCCTTACTTGGAACAATTCGTAAGCCGATTATTGGTATTGTTTTTGCAGAATTAAAATAGTTCACCATGTTTGTTGAATGACTGTCTTCGTATTTATCTCGTGAACCATATTTTATTATCACTTTACCGTTGTATTTTATCAATGGAACGTCTATCGCTCCACCGAAGATTGCCTCAGCATTTATCTGTGTTGCGAACTTTACCAAATTCTGTATTGCTTCTTTTGTGTTTCTTTTGTTTGTCTTCTTCAAATAGTCTTCAACCATTCTACTCAACATTCCGATTGCAACAAAGTTTGCATTTGACATCAATATATTTTTCAACTCTTTTCTTGTAAACTGTAAAGGTGTTCCTCCATCAAAAATGGGAGCACATTTTTGTTTCTTTGATGTATCTGTACCGGTTTTTGGTTTGGCGGATTTGACACGCTTCATCATAGATTCAATTCGATTCATTTCATTTTTGAAATCTCTATTAGTTTCTGACAATGATTCAAACTTCAATCTGAAAAAGTTCTTTGATGCATATTGATTCACTACCTTTTCAAAGTCCGTAAATACTGTGTTGTATTTCTTTTTACTATTATCGAACTTTGAATACCAAGCAAGTAATTTGGTTTGAAAACATAAACTTACTTGTATTGGTTCATCGTCACTTGCTTCTGTTATTGGTTTACCAGTTCTATTAAAATGTTCAGCTATCTCTTGATCAAATGCAGATAATACATCATCGGCATCTTCTTGCATTTCTTTTATTTCAATCTCTGATTCAGTTACATTTTCATTAGAGACGGAGAATACATCTGTTATTTCATCCTTAGTTTCCTTCACCCACTCTGTAAAATCGGTTAGATATTCTTTTGCCTTCTTTATAGCAGCAGAACCAGCATCCTTTACTTTTGATACAGCACCTTTGAACAAATCCATCACCCCTTCATCTATGGAGTTAATTATTGATTCAGTTGATAGGTCTGATTGATCACCAAACTTATCTGTGAAAAATGCAGTAACTTTACCGACTCTACCTTCAAGTGCTTTAAGACTAACACACGCCATCACTGTTTTCCCATCTTTCAATTTAATCAATGATTCACTATCAGGTTTCATTCCCTTTAATAAGTCACCTTGAAATGCATCTTGAACTCTGCCAGGTCCCCAAAACAATACAACATCCGCCGTGAATGTTTTACTTTTCTCATTGTATTTTGAAACGGATTTTAATTTTGCATAGAATTTTGTTATGTTGTTGTGTATAAATCCAGATACGGGTTCACCATTATACAACTCTTTGAGTGTTGGTGCACCTGGATCAACAGTTCCAGCAACAACCATTTTTTTGAAAGTATCAAACGCCTTTTCATCATTCCGTATTTTTTTCAAAACTTTCATTAACCAATCCTTACCGGCAGTGTCCCAATCGAAAGGTTTGTTTAATAGTGTTATCATATCATCTGCAGTCAAATCATCCTTTTCAGAAACAGCATATATCAATGGTATAGTTTCAAATACCTTTGTTCTATTCGATAGAGCTTTCCAAGACTGTTCTATGAATCTTTCATTTGCAGTCATCTTTGGTGGTGCAGCTTCTGTTAGCAATTTAACAAGTGATGTATTATTATGTTTATTCATTTCAAATTACTCCGAGCAATTTACCGAACTTTATTGTATATTTTATACGGTCTTGTAAACCGTTTGTCCCACCATTTATTATTTTTGTTAATTCGAGAATCACAGGTTCAGTCAAACCTTTGTCTGATATTGTATTCAGTTTATTCTTTTGAAAGAACCAAGCAGCTGAAAGTAAAGGGTATTTAGTTGCAACTAAATTTGGATTAGATATGATGTCTTCATTTACAAATTTATCAAAAGATGAATAGTTACTTCTACCGGTTAATTGTATGTAACCTCTGCCTCTGAATTTCCAACCATCACCCGATCCCTCTGTTCCGTTTCCCATTCTATCTGCATAAACTCTCGATGCTATTCTTTCTGGATTACGAGCATATGCTTCTGCAAGTCCAGGTTGTTTGAAATACTTTGGGAATGTTGCAATCAAACCTTTGGTTGAATAATTTAGATTCTCCGATGTGAACTTGAAGTTTCCACTTTCATGTGCACATTGACCGAGAAAATGAGACAACCTTGTTGGAGTGTTTATAGAAAATACATCAATGACAGATTGTATTTCGTCATAGACATTATCTGCTATTTTCCCTTTAAGTTTAGCAATGTCCATTTTATTTTACTCCTTGTTAGCAAAAAATTCTGTTACATGAAGTTTAGCCCAATCCTCTGGAGTATTCTTCCAAGAGTCTTTTCTTAGTTTTTCCAACATAGAAGCAACATCTTGTGTTTTGGCTTCATCTGGATTTACACTAAAAAAATCCCACTCGTGTTGAACTCCGGCAGTATATCTTGGATTGTTTGCCAATCTGTTTGTCAATACTTCTTCTTTTGCTTTTGGTGAAAGTTCTATTCCAAGATCTTGAAATACATCTTCCTTCAATAATTTTTTACGGAAATTATCTTGTAATGTTCTACCATAATTTACTAAGTCTTTCATATCAATCACCTGTCCAATGTTCAACTCTAACCGGAACTATGATGGTGTTCCCTTCTTGTTGTGGACTACCTGAACTGTAAGATGTATTGTAGTCCTCTAACTTATTACATATATCTCTTGCAATCATAGATGCATCACGCATTAAAGACTGTGGATTCATCATTGTGTCAGTTGAATTGGACTTAAATCCAAACACTATTTGCATTTTTGTTGTTCCTCTGTTCGAGGAATATCCACTCTTATCTTCTCTTATTGTCAATACAGTCAACACAGGATGGTTTATCTTATAGTGAACATCCGCTTTTGAAGGTCCAGTTGGTGCATCCATAGGAGATTCTTTCAATTTTTTCTTAAAGCTATCTTGAAGATGTCTACCTTCATTTACTAAATCTTTCATCAAACACTCCAGTTACAGTAAATATCACATATAAATATCAATCAAAATTAAAATATACAGAAATCGCCAGACATAATCTGGCGACTTCGTAACTCCATTAACACATGGTTATTGAGATATTATTCTACAACCACCCAATTAGTTCCATTATACCAAAGAGTTCTTGATTGGTTTGGATAAATAGGGTAATTCAAAGCAGTATCGGTACTCCATGCCGTGTTCAAAATAGTAACTGTATTTGCAGTTGAGCCATTGAAGATGGAAATGAGCTGACCAACAACTGGATTTGTAGGTGATGTAATGTTGTAATCGACCGCAACACGACTGACAACCCATCGTGTATCTCCAGAAATACTTGTTGGGGCGGCGGTATAAACTTGAACACTACTTGTTCTGTGTTGTGGATTAACTTCCCACGAAATTCCGTTAGTTCCACGAACTGCATACGAACCAACTGATGCAGTTGAACTCCCTTCGAGTGATGAAAGTCTAACAGATCCTGGTTGAAAGTTACGATGTTCTATTGAATTATCAACCAATGTTTTTGCGGTATCTGCAAGAACTGAACGAGCAGAGTTTGTTGCAAACGCAGATGTAGATGCGAAATTTGCATGGTCTGCATCATAAGCAAACACTGATGTATCAGCTAAGTTTGCATGAGTTCCATTCAAAGAATAGAATGATGTATCGGACTTAGCAGAATGTGCAGCCGTTGAAGCATAGGTTGCCAAATCTGAAAGAGTTGACTTACCAGCGGCTCTACTTGTATCTGAATATCTACTTGTATTTGAATGATTACTCACTGCAGTTGAGTCTGCATATTCAGCAGTTCCGGCTCTTTTAGAACGAACTGCGAAATCTGATGTGTTTGCACTATCGGCATATATTGATCTGTTAGCAGTTTCTGCAACTTTTGCCTGAGCAGCTTCTAATGAATATGTTGAAAGAAGTGAATATGGAACACTACGAATTTGTAATCTACCAAGTGACACACCATCTACATACGCATATACAAACAATTTCTTACCGTAGTTATCAATCAAGATGTTGTCTGCAACATTCTCAATAAGATAATTGATAATACCGTTGTTGATTTCGATGTTCTCATTCTCACGATACCAAAGTGCATTGGAATTTAGATGTGAGTTTTCATCGAAAGAACTATCTGCAATATAAATAGAAAACTTTGCTTCGGTTGGTGAACCGGCAGGTGCGTGTGCCTGATACTGAATGTTTGTTCCAGCAAAAGCATTAAATGAAACGAGAGCAACAAGTGCCAAAATAAAATAACGCATTGTAATAAAACCTCTTAAAAATTAGTAAATGATAGTTGTTGAATAAGTAACATCAGAGTTTGTTGTAACTCTAACAATGTACACACCACGATTTGTGAATGTGATAGTTCTGGTGGAAACATCAATCCCCTCTGTTAGAAACTTACCATACAGGTCAGATACTTGAATTGATTTAACATTGTCCATACCAACAGTTGCAACGCCATAACAAGGGTTCGGATAAACCAACCCATCAACATTTCTGGTTTCTTCTACCGATACAGCAACTCGTTTTGGAATACGAATACCGATATGAAACCTATTCTTGTAACCAGCAATCACTTGTCCAAGTGTTGCATTCTTATTTCCACCACTTACACAACACTTGTGTAGATGTGGTTTGGTGTCACTCGCAGTTAATATGCCAACTGCGAGGAATAAGGCAATGATATATCTCATTGTCTAAACTCCTTTTGAAAATTATTAAGTGTACTAATATAACAAATTTATAGGTAAGAAGCAAATATATTTTAACCCATTGGGTTGGCATCCCTAATCTTTTCTTTTATCCATTCATATACTTGTTCATCATGTGCATTCACTTTCCACTCTTTGATAGACTTAACATCCATTTCATGCATTCCGAAAGGACGAACATCTGATATTTTAGCAACATGACCAGTTTCAAATTCAATGTGCCATGCAACCTTTTCTACACCGTCAAATTCATCACCCGATTCTGTTGAGAATGTTGGTTGACCGAATGCACGAATCAAGTGTCTAAGTTCACATTCCATAACGCCAACTTGTGGTGCCAATCTGACCACAACATTTTTTCCCAGTCTGTGTTTGGGATAATTCATAACCACCTCATTTATTTTTGTAATCTGTTTCATAGAATCCATTTGTTTTTAGTATTGGTTTACTATTTGAAAATGAATCTATCTTATTTAATTTTGATTTTTTACCACAAGCACATTTTTCTGGAACAGAATTAGTGAGTGGAACGATGTATTCTTCAATCCTACCACATTTGTCACATTCAAAATCATAGGTTGGCATAATTAAAACCTCCATCAAATATCCAACGAATAAACATTTGTATAAAATATATCCCAATAGCAATCGGTAATCCTAATGCAAATGTAAAAAGAATAACAAAAATAGAATAGATAACATATAATACAGGCGTAATTATGCTGTATAATATAAATTCGATAAACCTGTCCATAACAAAACCTTTAATTTATTAAGATGTAACTTCTTTAATTAGAAACTCGTAATCTATATTCTTCAAATTTATTGTTCCTTTTAATATACCCAAATTCATTTTGGTAAGTTCTTTTCGGAACAAAAAATCTTTCAATCTGTTTTTAATGAGGGGAACCACTGAACTTGGCAATGCAGATTCTTCAAACTCATCATCACTATCTAAATAAGAATGTTCAGCTAAAATTATTTCAAATAATGATTCTTTCAATTCTTGATTCAAACTTATCAAATCCATTATAGTTCTTGTATCAAAATTCATGGTAAACATCATCTGTTATTGAAAAATTAAATAGATCCTGTGAAGTTAAGTATGAGAATGAAATAGACTTTATTTCATCTTCACTTAAACCGTTTTCTTTGTAGTTTTCCAAATCTTCTGGAGTAACATACAAATAATTTCCTTTTGATGAAAAGAATCTCCATCCATCAACGAATATAAAATTTCTGAACATATATTGATATTATTGTTTATACTGCAAAATCGTCTTCATCGTCTTCAAAGTATTCGTCTTCTTCATCGAAATCATCGAAGTCTTCAAAATCGTCAAATGATTCTTCATCATCGAAGTATTCTGCATCTTCATCGTTGAAATCTTCTTCTTCAACATCATCCCATTCTTCGTCATCACGCATTTCTTCTCTGTCCATTTCTTCACCTCCATTAAAGTATTTGATAAAACCATGAACAGCATCGATGTAATTTTCAGCTATTGACAGTTTATATTGTAACCAATCTTCAAGATGATCCATACCATCTATCATATCATGTAATTCTTTGGATTTATCTATTATGGCAGCAAGTTGTGCTTTTGCCATTTCACTTTCGTCTTCGTATTCGTGAGTTTCTTTTAGACGCTGACGTTCTTTGATAAACTTGTTCTCACTAATCGATACCAATTTTTTTGCAATTTTATATTTTTTAGGATTACCTTTTACCACATCAGCGGTTTTTATTGCCTCATATAGATTGGAAGCAATAGCGTCTACTTGTTTTTTTGTTTTCATTTCTCTCAAAACTTTTGCAGTTTCTTCGATTATGATTCTTTTCATTTGGTTCATTACACTCTCCAATACCTCCAATGGAGGATATACAAATATACTAAAATTATTTCAAAATAAAAAGCAAATTATTCTTCATCCAGAATATCATCCATTCCACCGAATAAATAATCTAACTCGTCTTCTTCATCTTCGGGTCTAATGAAATCTCTCTGACTAATACGGGTATCTAAATCTACAAATGAATCGAGAAACGCATCTTTATCTGGTGATATGTATGATTTTCGTTTCATCAAAGGTTCTACCACTGCAACAAACATTTCTTTTTCAGCATCAGTTGTTGGTTGCATTAGTTTGTTCTTCAAACGAAGTGTATCTTTCGGCGAGTATTGTGTTACACGATGTCCGAATACATCCTCTTTCATCATGTCCATAATATACTTTGCATCGTTTATTTCTTTATACATCTTTTTACCTCGTTTCTTTTTTCTTCCGGCACAATGTGCCTTCTGACTAAATCCCTTTGGTCTTTTACAATTTATAGATTTCTTGTATTTGTTAGACCACTTTTCTAATAGAATTGATATTTCATCATTAAATGTATTCATAGTAATAAATATCAAATTCTATGTATTGCATCATAAATTTGTGAAGATATTGGTTCCGGAAGATTATCCTTTGTGAACCAATTTACATCTTCATGTTCCCAATCTATCTTTACAAAGAATCTTTTTTTAACTTTATAGAGAAATAAAAAGTACATTCTATCATCAGCAAAATATCTATCTATACAAGTTAGTTTAGCATCATCAGGTATTTGGTGTGTGGTTTCTTCAAAAAATTCTCTACGAGCACATTGTTCCATAGATTCTAAACTGTTCACATCAACTTCACCTGATGGAACAGACCAATGACCACCGAGATAATGTGCCTTTGAATTTCTTTTGGTCAATAAAAATTCACCAGAAGCAGTCATGGTTAAAACACCTGCTGCTCCTGGTTTGACTATTTTAGATAATTGTTCTGGTGTTATGTAGTTTATATCAGGCATCTTTGTTCAATGATTGTGGATATTTACCGTTCTTCAATCTATTGTATATCATAATGAGTTCAACTTCCGTCATATCATCAAGATGTTTTTTACCAACTGTATTCTGACACCATGACATAAATTCCTTATCACCATCCCATGATACATTCATTTTATTGGCAATCTTATGTATGTCCTTGGGTATCATCTGTTGTATGGAAACATATCGTTTAATTTTTGGCGTCTCTTATTACAACCACAATCTTCTTTACCAACTGCATTTGCAACCACTTCAGCAACCTTATCCAATCCAACTGCGTGTGTAACTTTAGCAATCGTGTCTCCGAATCCTTTTGATTCGTTGTTTTCTTTTAGTTTTGTTTGTTCAGCCATAGCAACCACCTTCTATTAGTTTTACTTTAATGTAATTAAATAACGAAGTTTATTAAACTCAGCAACCATTTCGTCACGGATGTTTAACAAATCTGTATCTGTTTGTGTGTTTAGAACATTATCAAGATTCAGTAGATAGGATATAGTTTCATCTATAAATGATGAAATATCCTTCTCGTTCCTATTGTATAATTTGAAAGGCAAAGCAGGAACTCTACCATATTTTCCCATCATTACTTCAACGAAATTATCAATCAACCCATCCATTGCAGAGTATGTTCCCCCATATGCCTGGTGACGTGCATACGATTTAGTTTGCCAATGAAAAAATCTTAATTGAGTTTGAATAGCCACCAGTGTACTTGCTACTTCATGCATACATTTCTCCAAAATTAAATGTTATATCTCATGTATAAATATATGTTTAATTTTCTTTTATATCTATTTTTTCCAAAAAGAGTATATGCCTTTATCCAATTCGTACTCACTCCAAATGAATTGTTCTCGCATTGGTTGTAACTTTGCCCAATCCCACATCTGTCTTAATCCATCTTCGAGTGTTGTACTATCAGAATAATCCAATAATTCCACTGACTTTTTCCAAGTTGGGTGTGCATATTTTACCTCATGTCTTGGTTCAAGATGTATGGTTTCACCATAACCAATAACTGATTTTAGAACTCTATTTGCTTCGTTTATACTATAATCCTTAGTTCCACCCAAGTTTATTATTTGTTTTGAAGCTCTAGAATCTACTGCTGCCTTCCAAAGTGGTTCAAGACAATCATCAATATAACTGAATGATCTGACTTGATTACCGTCACCGTAAATGGTCATTGGTTTATCATTGAGAACTTGATACATCCAAATCCCAAGAACATTTCTATACTTGTCCCAAATGTTTTGTTTTATACCGTATACATTATGTGGTCTGATTATACACCAGTCCAAACCATGTTGTTCACCTGCAATTTGAATATCTTGTTCACAACCAAATTTAGCAACACCATACGGATCGATTGGTGCAGGTTGATGTGATTCATCAAATGGTGGGGTTCCATGACCATAAACTGCCATAGTTGATGTGAATACCAATCTATCAACATTATGTTTAATACAGTTATTAACTATATTTGCTGTTGCAAGTAGATTGTTTTCGTAATTGAAACATCTAATGAATGGCGATAGTCCTTCCGCTGCATAAGCTGCCATGTGATAGACATATGTTGGTTTGTGTCTATCGAATATATCGTCAATCTGTTTCCTATCAACACAATCTGCCTCGTAAAAAATTACATTTGGATTGACATTATCAATATATCCACCGGAAAGATTATCAATGGAAATAACAGTATATTCGGAATGGTTTGATGTTATCCAATCTGCAAGTCTCGAACCCAAAAGACCAGCGCCACCAGTTATTAGTATCGTTTTGTTATTCATATTTTATACCTCGTATTGTATTTCCCAGCGGAGAATGTCTATTACTAGATGTTCTAAATGCTCTGAATCCCCACTTGTATTGAAAAGTTTCTGATGCAGCAACCTCACTATCTTTGAATCTCTTTGATTCTGATCCATTTTTTGTAGACATACTACCGAAGTGATAAAAATTTAATTTTCTACTTCTTAAAAATTTAAGACCAATCAACTCCAATTTAAGAAAGAAATCCCAATCACAAATGAAAGGTGAATCATAAATAGTATCGAATCCACCAACTGCCATATAGTATTTCTTCTGCATTACAAATGGAAAAATTTCACCGTCAGATGTTAGTGAATCTTTTCTATATTTTATTTCTTCTTCTGTATACTTCTTGAAATCGAAGTTATCAACGCCACCGAAATCGAGAGTTACGAAATCAAATATGCTAGGAGTTCTTTCTATTTGATTGGGAGTTATTACCAACTTATCTTCAAAATCTTTTTCAAGAATGGTGTCCCAATTTTTCGGAAATACATTGTCATCATTTACAATCAATATCCATTCATTGTTTGCATTGTATGTACCAACGTTTAATGCGTACTGCATTCCAGAATTACTTTCTATTGGTATGAAAGAAACTCTGTTACTATATTCATCTATGATATGTTGTGATTCTTGAACGAATCCATCTATCACAACTATTATCTCGTTCTCATGTGTTTGGTTTTCTAATGCAGACTTCAAACAAATATCCAAACACTTTGGATTTCTATAAGAAGGTATTATTACTGAAATCATATTTTACTCCAATCGGTTAATGGTGATAACCAAGCGGTTTCACCGTGAGTTGAATAGCCAGGAATTGGTGTCATCAGTGCAACACCCTTATCTCTTAATTCTAAAAACATATCGAAGTCTCTTGGATAATGACCCATGTTAGTCCACTTACGAAGTATTTCTTCATCGCGTTTTAGACTTTTAACTTTACAAGCAAATGTCATAGTGGTGCTGTTTGCAAGTTTCCAATGACAAGATTCAGAAAGATATATCTTAGTTACCTCACCACCATCATCATCAACATATTTATTACCACCACGATTTGCGGGAATGTATTTATCAGGATGGTCATACAGACTAACATAATCTGCACCCAATGTAATTCCTTCCAATAATATCTTATCTGAATTTGGTTTATGAATATAATCATTTTCTAAGAAATAAACAAGCGTTTCTTCATCTTGTTTCAATGCCCAATCCAATGCCAAATTAAAAGTTCCTGCACCATGACCAACGGAAACATAATCAATCTGTTCATCTTCTATATCACCCGATTGCCGAATTATTCTTTTTGTTTCTTCCGATACATTATCTGCAATCACATGGAAGTTTTCTTTTCCAAAAACTCTAACTGCATTTTGTAGACAATTGGCATTGTTAATGTAAAGTGGTTTAACCTTGTTGTAACCCGCATCCGATATTCTATAAATTATTTTCATGGTTTTCAAAAAACTCCTTTAATCCGTAATTCCATAATACATCGCCAAAACTAACAAATTTTTTAGCAATTTCAAAATTATTTTTTATTGATTCGATTCTAGACTCATAATACGATTCACAAAACATTCCAGATTCAATCATTTCAATTAGTTCATCGAAATTAGAAAATACAACAATTCCATTCAAATCAAACATGGATAAGTAGTTTATATCGTTACCACTCCAATATATCGGAATGCATCCACACAACATAGAGTCTATAAGTTTTTCTGTAAAGTTTGGTGAATCCTCATTTTCAATAACTAATTCAAATCTGTAATCACTCAACCCATCAACTTTTCTATCGATTGGTGGGTTTAGATAATCAATCGGAGTATTATCAGATTCATTATAGTATTCTTTTATCTTATGTCTTAGTTTGTGACCATCGAGATATTTCTTTGGAGAAACTATCGAAGATATGTTCTTAGTTTTTTGATAGACCATTCTTTCGTCAGGTCTTATGAAAGACCTGCATCCTCCTGGATAATACTTAAACTTTGTAGAATTGCCAAAGGATTGGTATGTTGAAAATATCATGTCAAACATAGAACTGTTTTCATGTGCCCATTCATAATTTTTAGGACAAAGTGAAACTGGTTCCATTAAAACAAAGATTTTGTATTTTGAATTACTATACAAAACTTGACTTTTTATATTTTGAAATTGATCTAATCCGCCTGGTGTATCTACCCAAATGGTAGTTTCAGTTTCAGAATCCGTCCATTTAATAAACTCACTATCCCAACATGGATATAAACCATTAGATTCTTCATGTCCGTAATTACCAGGACTTATCAATTTTATTTTCATTTCGATAAAACCCCTAACCAATGGTGTATCATTTCATCCATAGTACCATTAAAATCATATTCGGGTTTCCATCCTATGATATTCCTTATACGAGTAGAATCACCTTTTAAGTATGGTAGTTCTTCTGGTCTTAAAAACTTTGGATTCTGAACAACATAATCTCTATAATCCAAACCAAGTTTATTGAAAACATACTCACACATTTCTCTAACAGAACGAGTCTCACCAGTTGCAACAACCCAATCATCAGCGGTGTCCTGTTGTAATATCAAATGCATAGCCCTAACGTAATCCTTTGAATGCCCCCAATCTCTGAATGAATCAAGATTACCTAATTCCAATTTATTATCCAATCCAAGTTTTATTCTGACAGCAGTTTTTACAACTTTATTTGTTACAAAATTAGATCCTCGTCTTGGTGATTCGTGATTGAAAAGAATACCATTACTCGCATGGAGATTATATGAGTTTCTATAATTACGGACAATGTTATATGCAAAAACTTTTGAACAACCATACGGTGAAACTGGTTTCATTATGGTTGTCTCTCTTTGGAATCCATCATCATCAACAGAACTTCCAAACATTTCCGATGATGATGCCTGATAGAATTTTGCATTTGGACATATTCTTCTATATGCATCTAGTATATTAAGAACACCAACTGCATTTGTTTGAACTGTAAATTGTGGAATATCGAAACTAACTCTAACATGACTCTGTGCAGCAAGGTTGTATATTTCATCCGGCATTATTTCAGACAACAATCTTTCCAAACTGGATTGATCCAATAAATCACCATAGAATACTTTTATGTTTTCAATAGGACTTGCATCAAGTCTACTCTGTTGATGTTCAGGTGTAGAGTTTCTTCTAATCATACCATAAACATCATATCCAAGTCCAACTAGATATTCTGCAAGATATGATCCATCTTGACCACCTATTCCGGTTATGAATGCCTTCTTCTTAATCATATTACATTCCTATATTATTTTTGAATACTTCCATTTGTGTTAAATCTGGCCAATCAGAAACAACCCATTGTCTAGGTTTGTTTTTTATTGCATCCGGTAATTTATCCAAACCATTTTTTGCAGTTTCGGGTGTCATGTAGTAGTGATAACCAAATGTTGATATGTTTTGATCCCTCCATGGTATTACAGGCATTCTTCCGTCATAAGACATTTTCTTCAACTCAATAGCATCGGTTTGATTATCTAATAGAAGAACACCACCCCTACCGAGAGATAAATGTTTTTGATATTGAAAACTAACACCCATCATTGTGTTTGGAATGTAACTATTTTCTTTCCACAAAACGGCAGCATCAATTATATTATCAGTCAGATAATAATAATCTAACCATTCTTCTTCTCTCCATTCTAATTCTATATTGAGTTTATTAGCAAGAAATGGAATAGAAATGTATGTGTGTTTTGGTACACTTATTTTATTAGCATTAGTATAACGAAGTGCAAGTTCAATACCATGTGTACAACTATCAACTGCAATAGCAAAAGGTGCACCAAAGAATTTTGCAATCTCTTTCTCGAAATCTTGGACTATCTGAAACATATCAAATACCATAACCTAATTGTTTAACATGATTTAATATAACATCCTTTCTTCTTATCTTTATTGGTTTTGCCGGTGAGCCAACATATATTGTCCATGGTTCTGTATCTCTTGTTAATAGAGAGTTTGCACCCAAAATAGATCCCTCTGCCAAAGTAACACCAGGCATTATAGAACAATTAACCCCACATCCAGAATACTTTTCAAATTTTATAGATGTGAATTTTATATCCCTATATTTTCTTGGTATAGTTGGTCCAACCAATCCGAGTCCAGTGTAATCCTCGCTACCAGCAACAAGTTTTGTTCCAGCGGCAACGAAAGAAAAATCATCAAGTATTATTGTAGATTCAATACCACCTATCATACAAACATAAGGAGCTATGTGAACATAGTCACCTATTTGCAGTTTTGTTGTAACCGTCACACCATTATCTATTGCAACATGGGATCCTATTGATGTATCATTTGGATATTTTATTATTGCAGTATCATGTATGAATACGTCATCGCCCACATTAGATAAATCTTTTATCATTCTCTTGTCCTTCATATGGTCCTGTTTTATATTCGTAAACTAACGTATCGTCTTCAAGTATTTCATAGTTATGGCCGCCCTCAAGTGTAAAACTCGCATCACCAGGATACAATATCGGTTCTGCTATTATAGTATCATCCGTATCGTAAAAGATACACTTAACACTACCTTGAACAACAATCCAACTTTCTTGAGCAATAACATTTCTACTTCTTTCTTTCCATATATGTTTATGTGGTCTGAATGTTTTTCCCTTTTCCATTTGTAGAATAGAACATTGTATAAATTGATCCACATCAACAATATCCTCTCTACCTTGTTTGAAATCATCCTTACGAACAATTATGTGTAACAACTTATCAGAACTAACTTTTGAATAAAATTTTTCCATACAATTTTCTCTAATTATTATTAAAACAGTTATACAGTTTCTTCAACTCTTTTCAATATAACAAATGCATATTCTGTATTAAACCCTTTAACCATTCCCCAAGATTTATTTGATTCTAAAAATCCGTTAATGGTATTCTCGACTGACATAGTATTCATTCTATTGCCAAGACTAAAAACATTCTTCTTTATCATTTCCAAAAATTCACTATCATAAACGATTATGTATTTATTGACTTTATCAAAATTAGATTCTAATATCTGCATCAATCCATCATAATCGAAGTTGGTGTGTATGAACATCATATCAGTTTTTTTATCTATATCTTTGTCATCTTTTTTAACAACCACGTTAAAGTCTATACCAAGATACTGTGATATGTCTCTTGCGTATTTAGTTTCTTTTCCTATGGTATTATAGGTAACTGATGTAAATTCTTTTTTAGAAATATCATCTACGTTTTCAAAAAGACCATGTAACAAACACCAAGTAAATGTCAGATTCTTTTTTATTTTAACTGCATTTATTTCGGTAATCGAATTACATTGTTTTGCAAAATCGTTTAGTATTCTACAATATGGAAAATCTTCAATTAAAGATATTGATGTATTCAGATATTTCTTTTCTAAAAGATTTATTGATAATTTTTCAAAAGTATTCATATCAACTATTAACAATATCTAAAATGTTTTTGATAACTTCTTCATCACTAATATACGGATTTAATGTGACATGGCCAAATTCTGGAAAATAAAATTTTGGTCCAAGTTTTGGTTCTTCATTTTTTTCTATAACACCATTCCAACCATATAGTTGATGAACAAAGTCACCTGTTATTATGGTTTTAACACCAAGACCGGCTGCTATATTAGACAACCCACCTTCCGAACCAATGAAGTAATCACAGTTTTTAATAACAGATGCCGTCAATGATAATTCACTAACGATTGGTATTTCGGTAGTAGTCTGATTGAATCCATTTGGTTTACCAACCGGTATCAATATCAATCTATCTTGTTTGTTTAGTACATCCACTATTCTATTCACATCCCTTCTCTTGCCACCATATCCCAGATTTGGAACATTCACACCCTTCTTATATTCTTCTTCTGAGAAAAGGAAACTTTTTTCTTCCCAATTAGTTTGAACTGCAATCAATATATTACCGTCTCTACGATAAGACTTAAATGCATCTTGTATCAATCTATCGTTTACTTTATTTGTATAGACTTGATAATGGGTGTCTGTGTCATCTATATCACATTGTAATTGGAACTGTTCTATTGGTGTTGTTTGTCTGTGTATAGGTTGGAGTTGATATATTATGTTATACTCATTTTCATCACAGTCAACAAAATAAACGTTATCTACATATGGATTGTTAGCGATAAGTTCAAATGGTGCAAGTATAGATAAATGAAAATCAACAATGGAATCACTTCCGTATTTTTCTTTTAACTTCTTTGCAACTGATGAAGCAAATATATTATCACCTATAAAACCAACAGTCTTTACTAAAATTTTCATTTTATCAACCCTTTATTTATGAATAGAATATCTTGTTGATGTGAGCCATGATTGAATGATTCATCCAAAACATCAGTCATCTTGAAACCAAAGTTGTCCATAAATGATATTACCTCGTCATATAAAGGTGCACCATGATTATATGGAGTCAATGATACTTCCAATATGATTCCTTTTGCCTTACTACATAACTTTTTTCCACCTGAGATAATATCCAATTCAGATCCTTGTGTATCTATTTTTATCAAATCAAATTCGGAATCTCGCATGAATAAGTTATCCAACGTCATAGCTTCTTGTTCCAAAACATTAACTTGATCGTCTGAATAGAATTGAGTCATTTCTCTGTAAATAGAATTTCCTGTGCATGTTGGATCACCCTTTCTACTATAAAACTCATATACAGAATTATCCTTTGCTAGAAGAGCAATCAAATAATCATTTGTAATTTTTTTCAATTCAGATTCACATTCTTGTGATGCCTCAATACTGAATATGTAACTATAAGAATAATGTTTCTTGAATAGAGAATGGAACTGACCTATGTTTGCACCAATATCTAAAACACGATATGGTATGAAATAATTTGAAACGATATTCACATTCATATTAAATTTCCAATTTATTGTAAACAAATTCACTTACTTTCAACCATCTGATATTATCAGACAAATTAAATTCTTCAACATTTGCTGATACATGATTGTAACCTAAGTGTAATAGATTTCTTATTTTGAATAACAATTCATGGTTTTGTATAAAATCAGAATCATTATCACTTGGTTTATTATCGGTGTGGTATAATGCGTAAAACAATCCATCATAATTTCTTTTCCATTCGTAACCGTGTAATCGCAATCTCTCTCTTGTATCATCATCTTCTTTGCCCCAACCTTTATAGTATGGATTAAGACCACCAATCTTTTCAAACAAATTCTTATGTATAACAAATACACCACCGGAATGATCACCAACAGTCATGTGAAAATTTCTATAACCAAATGGTATATCGTTTATACTTCTTTCAAAATCATTATCATCTAAGAATTTAACTTTACCAACTGGATACAACGGCGTATCTTCACTCGTTTCATATGAAATGTTAGAAACTGGATAATAATCAACATCGTGAAAAATTAAAAGTTCTCCATTAGACTGTTTAGCGGCGATGTTATACAATGAATTTTTTTGAAACTTTTCGTTGTTGTTCTGTTCTACAACAATTATTTCATAGGATTCATTTTCAAAAATCTCTTGCAATCTTGGTAGAAGTTTTTTAAGATGTTCTTCTCTATCCCTATATGATATTATTACAGAGTATTTCATTTTAACCATTAAACCTTGAATCAATCTGTGATTTCAAATTGTTTACTCTATCGTATTGATGTACGATTGCGTATGGAGTTGATGAATTTTTTGGATAAAGTATACCGTCTCTGTAATCAACATGGTTGTCCAGTTCATTTATTATTGCACCAATTTGAAGTGCCCATGAATCTTTGTAATCAACCCATTGTGATTTATCTTTTAATAGAGTGTTTGTTAATATATTAAATGAAGGTTGGTCAGCATGGCCTGTGTTATTTGACATTAGATAAAGTATCAAACACAAATCTCTAGCAATGTTACCTTTGCATGCAAAAGTACCAACATTACACGCAAACTTTTCTTTCAAAAGATATTCATAGACATATGGACCGTAATTGGATAGAAGATTGTTTCTGTTCCACGATTCGTTCTCATAAGTAACTGCCTCGGATGGAACAACAATATCGACTTTCATTTCAGAGTCCAACCATTCAGACGGATTGGTTTGAAAGTAAACGTCTCTACCGTCTGTGAAAATTACACGATTGTATTCCTTATCCAATCCAGTTTCAGTGAAATACTGCCATAAATGAAATAGTCTAACATTATGTATCAGTTTATTTGCATTAGATGGATTCACTTCTCCAGAGTGCCATATAAAGTTATTTTCTATTTCACCACGATATGTATTATTCGGTGTCAGTACAGTTACGCCAAGTTCTCTCAATTTATCTAAGTAAGAATGATTGTCCTCAAAGTTGTATGCAATAACTAATACATCTCCTGTATATGAGGTTTGTTTTAGAGAACTAATCCAATTATTTATATCATTCCAAATATAATTTTTACTTATAGTAGTTACTATCAAATCTTTCATAAATTACATTAACCCATATTTTGATAAAATAAATTCTGTGATTCTTGTTTTTGAATAGACTTCATGTGATACAAACAATATGCCTCGTCATCAGGAAAGAATGTATATGTTTCAAATCCAGTTATTCTTTCATGTACTTTATTTTCCCAAACAATAGAATCAGTGTTTTTGTAAATTCGAGTTTGATAGTCTGGCCAATTAACTCTTTCTTGTTCATCAAAATTCCAACCCCATCTTGTTATGTGATCAGGTGTTATATTGAAAACAGTATTCCATCTTGGAACTAAGAACATATCTATATCTGTATTGGATTCCAATATAGTTTTAAGATTGGATAATAGAAACTGTGAGGGAACTTCATCTGCATCTATATTGAATATCCATTCTTTTGAACAGTATTTTTTAAGATTGTTTTTGAATCTCGAAAAATCTTTGTCTAATGGAAACTCTATCACAATTAAATTCTTTATGGATTCCAAATATCTATAAATGACTTCTCTAACTTCTTCTGTTAATTTCTCACTATCCAACTGTATTACAAGTTCATCATCATCTGTTATATGTTGGGATAATGTATCAAGAAGAACAGCGAGTTCTTTTTCTTCATTGCAGGCAGTTATTGTGTATGAAATCATTTGGATTCCTCTTTTTTAAGTTGAGTTAGTTTTGGCAATTCTTTTAATTGTGGCAAACTTATTTTCATTTTCTCTGCAAATTTAGGTAGATTATCTTCTAACATAGTTTGAAACTTATCATGCATAGAATCGAATGACCATTTCTTTTTCATAATATCTATATTCTTTTTTGAAGACATAGTTGCAGTACCATAGTTTGTATAGATTTTATCCATCATCTTAGAAGCATTTTGGTAATCAACATTAAACCATCTTGAACCAGGATTTATTACACCTTCCCAAATTGCAGATTTATCAACTTCACGGAGTTCACCTTTCAATAGGGTGTTAAATTTTTCATCAACAAAATCAATCTGACCACTCCATCCTGAAACAAGAACTGGTTTTCCTGTTGTCATAAATTCTGCAATAGGTCTTCCATACCCCTCACCTTTTGTGAAAGAAACAAACGCCTTTACTTTCGGATGATTATACAATGCATTCATTTCTTCCTCATTCAAATCACCGTGTAGGATATAAACATTCGGTAAACTTTTCTTTTTACTCATATGTCTTATCAGATTAACCTTTTCAACAAGTCTACTTCTATCTGTGATTGAAAATGTTCCAGATGATGTTTTGAGAATAAGTGCAGGTGGATTTGGTCTATCTGCAAATGTTTCAAAAAAAGTATGAACTAATCCAGATACATCTTTTCTATCTTGACCAAAATCTCCTTTCATCCAATGACCAACAAATAAGAATGCAAAACTTTCGTCAATCTTATTCAATTCATCATAAACCAATTCATTATCTTTCTTTTCATTGTTGAAAATATCTGTTCTAACACCTTCGTGTAATACATGAACAGGAACATTCAATTCTACTTTACCAACAATCTGATTTGTTTGTTTATCTCGTTTTTCATATTGTGTATTATCGAAAACCCATTTAGCATGATTTGATGGGACGATAATCATATTCATTCTATTACATCCCTCTATAAACTCACCGGAGCATATATCGGTTTCAATGCCAGCAGTTATTCCTATATTAAACTTACCAACTGGTTGAAACTCATTTGGTATTGTACATTGCATCCAAATATCCGGTTGGGATTGTAGTGGTGCAGGATTCAATAAATCCAATATCAGTTTATGATCTGGATTGGTTTCATCCAAAGCATTCATTGGGGTATGTCCCCAATTTATAGGAATGATAGTTATTCTAAACTTATCCATTTTTATCAGAGACAATACTAAATCTCTAGCATGAGATCCATATCCACTAACGGTAGTAACCGGTCCACAAAAAACTAATTCTGGTTTGTAACTCATTTTATCCTCACGCTAAATGTAATTCAAATCTTTTTCTTTTAGTAAAATTATCAAATGTACTGTTTATACTCTCGATAATTCTTTCTGACATATTATCTCTATTCATACCAACCTTTTCATCTAAAATATACTCACGACCATTCAGACCAGCATACTTTCTATCATCCTTAGATGTTAGATACCACTCATACAATGCCTGCCCAATATCTCTGAAATCTGCACGGTCATCAAAAATATACGGAGTTGGTACTGAACCTTGTAGTGATATATTTGAAGGCCAAACTGGTTTAACCCAATCACCATGACTCAAATTACCCCAAACATCTTTTCTATGTAAGGTGTGAATTTTAATGTAATCTTCTGCCGTAAAATAATCATTTGTTTCTGGATTGATGAATCCACATTGATCCTGTAATCCACCTGTTACATTAACAACAATGGGTGTTCCGGCTGCAAGTGCCTCGGCAGTACCTAATCCGAATCCCTCGTTTGATGCCATATTCAGAACAACATCTGCACAATTATAGAAAACATTTAACCGTTCTGCAGGAATTACTTTATCATCAAACAATACCGTGTATTCTGTACACAGTTCACCTATAAGAGCAAGCAAATCTGTTCCATTTGGATCTATTGGTTGAGTGTGCATAAACAGAAGACAATCATTTGCCGCATTACCGCCATTTTTATCAACCAACTGGCAAAAATGTTTATATGCAAGTACAACATCGCCTGGATGTTTTCTATGTATGTTTCTATTATTCCACATTACAACAAATTTATTTGGGTTATCACCTTTCAATTTTGTTGATTCAAATTTTAATGCTTCAAAGTGTTTATGGTTTTCATCGATTGGTTGGAATATGTTTGTATCAATACCATGAGGAACATATGTCAGTATATGTTTAGACATATCTTCACCAAACTTTTTTAGAATCCTATTATTCAAACCATACGTTTGTTTTGAAATTGCCATCAATAAATCACAACTTGAATATGCCTCTTTATTCCACATAGGATCAGTTGGGGTATCTCCAACTAAACCTGCACCATCCCATATATTCAAATACATGAGTGGCATCTTTTGACGAATTTCATGTTCCATATCATACAACCATCCCCAAAATCTTGGATCAGTAAAGTGTAAGATAGCATCTGGTTTTTCTTCTTCAATAAGTCTACGAAGAAGAAACGGATCACCGTACCCATCATTGCAATATATCCGTACAGATGCATCCTGAATACCATGATTATTTCTTAAATCTTCTGATAGGTCTAATACCTTACCCTTATCAGGATGATTTATAGCGGCACCAACTTGAACCCAATCAAATTCTCTCGCCGTTCCAATTACCATATCACGTGATACAGTTGCAATACCAGATGTTAAACGCATATCATCCGATAGTAGTAGTATCTTTTTCTTTGCCATGTGAAACCTTTATATGTTAAAAAACTTTTGTGTTGTAGTTGATGAAACACCGTTCATGTTAATAAGCATTTTACGGTATGGTTTGAATTTGTAACCCATCTGTTCAAATGAAGAATTAAACCAATCTTCTGAGTAATCATCTTTATTCCTTTTACCGTTTGAAACTATTGTCTGCATATCACTAACAAAGTTATCAAGTTTATTCATATCTCTTGTTAATCGTATCAATCTCAATCTTCGTCTGTTATATTCTTCTTCGTCTTGTTCTAATCTTTGAATCTCTAATATAAGACTTTTTAATGAATTTTCCAAATCATTTATATCATAAGATAAAACTAATTCAGGAAATTCCGTTCCCTTAAACAAATCAATATATGTTTTATCATAGATTGGAATAGTCATCAAGTTTTTTTCTATTTGAGCATATTCAAATCTTGGTGTAATAAACATTCCAAAGAAGGGCACTTTTGTATTTGTTGTTGATATACTGAATCTACAACCGGTTAAAAAGTCCATCATACTTTCCATAGTGTATGTTCCAGCAAGTATCATGGGTTTATGGTTATCGAAAACTTTGAATACGGTTGGATCCAAATCATAGTCTGGTAGGAATGTATCATTAAAAGTTTTACGAGAAACATTCGCGTGTTCTGCTAATATCTTTACATGATTGAAATAATTTTCAGGAGAATATGTGTTTCCAATATGAACCAATTTCTTACCAGACAAGTCTCTAAGTCCCATCTTATTCATCGTTTCTACTATTGGTTTGAAGTTCCCATGACCTTTGAATTTTGCATAGTAAGCACATTCTGAAATGTATGGTAATTCTTTTTTATCCAACCATGACTTTTCAATCCACTTGTCATAAATACTCATGTCAATATAACCACCGACTTGAAAAGTATAGTTAGAAGTTCCTCTCATTCCAATATATTCTTTTAACGCATCTACAAAGAATGGTGTGTATGTCAAATAATAATCACTATACTTTATGAATGCCGGAACACAGATAGTATTGAAATGCATGCCCTCATACGGATATATCTCGTGGTCAAAGAATGCAGTTATAGTATTCAACTTACAATACATCTTTGCCAATTCTATCAGTCTTTCTCTATGTTCTGGTTTTCTTTTTTGAATACCGTCAACATCGTAAATAAATTTGTTGAGGTTCAAAACAACAATATCATAGTCTTCCAACTTATCTTTCAATTCAGTTATTTCCATTTCGGAAATATCTATACAGTTCTGATATTCAGATTTGAAATTGTTTGTTTCACTTGGGTTAAAATAGAAAGTATCAACACTATCAAGTGATGATATATTTTTAGTGAATGTATGTATGCCCCTATAAACTGAAAGGTCAATGATTGCTAATTGAGCTATTTTCACGAAACACCTAAACTTCCGGTTAAATGATTAAGAATTAGTTTTTCTACCAACCCACTCAACTTATACCCATTATCATGGCAATAATTTATCAATTCTTCTTTGAGTTGATTTCGTATTTGAATACTGGAGTATTTTGATTTTGCATCCACAAGATTCTCTAATGATTAAACATATACATATAAGTATGTAGTAATGTTAGAAAACATTAGAAAATAGTAGATTTATTTTTAGAATGGTAAAGTATTTCTTTTTTCTTTCGGACAGAGTTCTTCATTTTTATTGAACTCACAGTATTTACAATTTGAATAATCACGACCTGCCTCTGGAGTTTGTATAACATCCAAACGATATTCACCTTCTTCTGTAAAGTTTGTTGTGATAAACTCTGCAATTTCTTTTTTGATATTGTTCTGTGAAACTTTGCCGTTGGATGGTTCAAATCTTTGAACTCTTTGTTTCATCGCCTCATACTCAGCATTTTCCATTATTTTACGGCGAAGAATTAAATACTCGATATGTATTTGTTCTGGACTAACATCATATTGTTTTGCATAATATGTCTTGTAAAGTATCAACTGTGAGGTTTTTACTTTATCAGTCTTTGCATATTTATTCCAACCATTCGTGCTGGTTTTGAAATCGTATATGTATATGTCTCCCGTTTTGGTATTTTTAATTACCAAATCAAGAAAACCAACTAACTTTACTGTTGGGTGTGTTTCAAGTGGAACTATGTTTATTGGAACTTCTATACCGACTAATTCATAATCTTTCTTTTGGAAAAAGTCTGCACGATGTGCCTTAAACCATTGTAGAATTTGAACACCATCGGAATAGTATTCTTTCAACTCTTTATCATTTGAGAAGTGAATACCCTTCGATTCTTCGAGAAGTTTTTTATATTCACTACGAATGCCCGTGTGTAACATTTCATCGAGGTCAAGTTTATTTGCCTCAACGATTGATTTCTCATAAATGTTTTTTACATATTCTTGCAATACTTCATGCATCACTGTTCCGAAAAGAGCAGCAGTTGATGGTTGATAAGTATAATGTTTATCTATGTAATTCAGTTTCCATCTATGAGGACAGACTTTCCACATTTGATATTGTGAGAAAGATACTTTTCGGTTGGCCATTATTTACCCCACTTGCCTGACTGAACAAGTTGTGCGATAATACCATATACTGAAATATCTTTGAATGTGTCATCAAGACTTTCACCAACTGCATCTTTTGAACCAAACATAATCATTTGTTTGTAACGATTTATTTTATCATTCAATCTGAAAAACAAACCTTGTAGGGAGAGTTTACGGTCTTCTTCTCTTTCAAGTGTACTACCCATTGATATATTATCAGGTCCGTAATTACTTTGTTTTGCACAAAACAATTCATATTGAGCAAGTTGAATACGCTTAAATTCTGCAGTCATAATGGGAAATTTATTTTCCATTTCAACCACAACATCACTTTGTTTTATTCCCAAATCTCTTTCTGTTATTGCCATTTTAGTATTCCTCATTTTACATTCTTTAATTGTTTTTCAAATTTCTTAATGTCTGCTTCTGGTGTTCCATACTTTTTAAGTATATCTATCAATTCATCAGAATTTTCTTTTGCAAGATATTTGATGTAACCATAAACCTCGTTCCTTCCCAATTCATAATGGTTACAAAATACAGATAGAAGTTCTGGCTCTATCTCCACTTTATTTTTTGCCTTTATGTATTTGAGAAAGAACGATTTTTTTGGAAGTATATCATGTAAAAGTTTATAGTATTCCTTTGAAGATAGTATTCCGTTTGAATAAGTTTGAAATTCATTTATTACTTCAACAAATTCCGGTTCCATAGAAAAGAAACGGGCAATCATATAATTGCTCCAAGATTTAGTATCTTCTTCTGAAAGGTCTTCCCATTTCGTTTTGCGAATGGTAACACCTTTTATGTGGTCAAATAAACTTTTTGATGACATGATAATCCTTAATCATTAAGTTGTTGTCTTTTTGTTGGCATAAATTCATCGTTAATGTTTCCACATTCTAAACAAGCATATGTTGGAATCGGAATGATACCTTCTTGTCCAGTTGGTGAAACAAATGCAGAAATCTTTTTGAAAAAAGTTACTTCGTGAAAAAACTTACCACCACATTTTGAACATGCAATATCAGTTGCCTGATTCAAGTCAATGTTCACTTGTTGTGGTTCTTGTGGAACTTGTCCACCACCGTTAATGTCATACACGCCCATCATTACCTCCGTTGATCTATTTCCATAATAATTTGAATAAACATAGCCATGGCATTTATTTCATGGTCTACAACAAAACTGTCTTTATATTGTGATTCAGCAATGATTAGAATAATCGTAGATACAAAACCATTAGCGAATGTATCAACATTATCATAAAGATACCTAAACATCTGATTGAAGTCTCTAACATGATTGTCAGCAAGTAACTGACGAATACCATCAAACTTTTCTTTTTTGTTCTTACTTGATTTGAGAATATCAACAATAGAAGAAAGATAATTGTGTTCTACCAAAGTTGTTTCATCCAATTTCAAAACACCACCGATAACACATCTTTGAGTTGTGTTAATCACACGGCGAATATCTGGATAAGATTGATTGATGATTGTTACAAGACTATCTTTCTCATACTTTACACTTTCACCATCAAGAATTTTTACAAGATGTGATGCAACCTCTTTTTTCGATGGTGGAACTATATTGAATATCTGACAACGAGATTGGATAGGATCGATAATCTTATCTACATAGTTACAAGTCAAAATGAAACGAGTTGTCTTACTGAATGTTTCGATGACATTACGAAGTGCTGCCTGAGCATTCGGTGTCATGTAATCACATTCATCGAGGATAATCAATTTCAATCCACCAAAACCAATCGAAGAAGCAAACTGTTTGATTTTATCACGAACAGTATCTACGGAGTTTTCATCAGATGCGTTGATATAAATGTAGTTATCTTTTGCAATAGTATTTGCAACAATCTTAGCAAGTGTGGTTTTACCACTACCAGCGTCACCGTAAAGAAGTAAGTGAGGAACATCGTTTGTGTCAATATATTGTTGAAAGGTTGCCTTTACAGTATCGTTGCCAACATAAGTGTCAAGTGTCTGTGGACGATACTTTTCATTCCAAATTGTGTGTGAGGGGTTAAACATAACATACCTTAATGATTGATAATTTCATATACTAATATACAAAATTTCTAGATAAG